TTCGAGGGAGTCAGGCCCCATTCGGAGAAGAGCAGGTCTCGGATCTGGGGGGTCGAGTTCATGTTGAGCCCGGGAATGCCCGCAGCCTCCCGGGTCGCCAGATCCCACTTTGCGATCAGGGCCTTAAGGCGCTTTGACTCCTCTTCCCGCCGGTCCCAGTCGATCAGCATGCCCGTCTGGTGCATCCCGACGCACATCCTCTGGATCTTGTGGTCCCGCTCGACGATATGTTCCTGACCCCGCATGGCGGCAGCCTTCGCCAGTTTGGGAAGGGCCCGGGCGACGACCGTGCAGTCGATGGCGCAGTAGACGCCCAACTCCTCGTCGGTGGTGGCCTCCTTCGCCGTGTGGGCCGCCTTCCACGCGGTGACGTCGGTGTACACGCTGCCGACGTAGCCCAACTTGTGGGGCAACTCCGACTCCACCGAGCGGTGCAGAAGAATCGTGTCGAGGACGGGGGACGGCACGACCCCGAAGTGCTGCTCGATCACCATCGCGTCGAAGTAGCCCGCGTTGTGCCCGACCTTCAGCCACTGCTCGTTCGAGAAGAAGTCCGTCAGGATCTCCCGCAGTTCCGCCATCTCGGAGTCGCGGTATTCGGGCGCGGGGATCAGCATTCCGTTCGGGCCCTCGATGGACAGGAGGTGGACGACAAGCGCCTCCTTCTCGGTCGAGAGGCCCACGCACTTCAACTTGGCGATGGTGGGGTCGTCGAAGGTGGTCTCGACATCGTAACTGATGGGCTCGTTGCGGTTGCGGTGGAGCCACGCTGCCAGTTCGGCAGGCCGGGGGTTCCGCAGGATCTTGGGCGGGTTCCACGAAAGGTTGCCGGAGAACCAACGGAACGCCCGCGACAGGTCCGAGCGAAACGCCTGCGTCCACCGGCGCGCCTTTAGGACGAACCCCGGGTGGAGAGTCGGCAGGACTCGAAGCGGAACCGATTCTGAGTCCAGCGGCTTGCCGTAGACGAACTCATCGGAGCCCGTCAGGTGGGCGTCGATGGGCCCTCCTCGGATGTCGAAGATGGGCCGCTCATGCTGGGCGATGGCCTCGAAGGCTGTGCGGCCCAGAGGGATCAGGTCTGTGTGCCGGATCTCGGCCATAAGGCGCGGACGGCAGCACTCGACGGGCTTCGGCAACTCAGGCAGCCCCGCCTTCTGACGCTTCTTGTTGTCCCGCTGGACCTTCAGGTTGACCTTGTCGAGGTCGTTCTCGGGCGGCTGGCAGGCGATGGCGAAGTGCAGGTCCGCGTCCACCCGGGACTGGCCGATGATCTTGAGGGACTCGTTCAGTTCGACGCCCCCGGGACCAACGAGAGGCCGCCCGACGAGGCACTCCTTCTCCCCGGGCGTCTCGGCGATGATGACGACGGAGGATTCGCGGTGGAGTTCAGGGCCGACGGGCCCTCCGACGCGCATCCGCTGCAAGATGCACTCAGAGCAGCGCGCGCCAAGTGCTTCGGGATCGTATGACATGGTGGTGTCCTTGAAAGAGAAAGCCCGCCGCCGCTGGTGGCGACGACGGGCACGGGTTCCTTGCAGAATCGGTTCTCTATTCTTCGGACTCGAGGCGAACTTTGATGCCATCGCGCATTTGCATGCCGATGAACTCCAACGCCCCCGGCGTAATGGGGTCTCCCTGCCCAATCTGCTTGCCCGCGTATCGGAACTCTGACGCCAGTTCGCGGATCGATTCCGCGATGTCGTGCAGCCCGGCTGCGATCAGTCGCCCCGCGATCACATTGTCGCTCATGTTTTGCTCCCGTCTGAAACGTGAGGCGGCCCCACCATCCGCCTCACAGACCCCCCATCCTCAACGCGCGCCGGAGGTCGTCCCACTGCTGCGTCCAGCAGCACTCAGCCTTTCAGTGCTGGACTACTTGCCCGCCATACCACGGAGGCGGTTGGCCGCGCCCGTGGGGGCAGGAACCGTCACGTTGCTGACCTCGGGGACGTGAGCGCCGGAGCCCACATCCTCGTTCCCCGTGGACGCCTGCGAGGCGCGGAACGCCTTGGCAGCCGTCGGGGTGGCGAACTCGCGGTTCGCCTTCTTGCCCGTCTCCGGGTCCGACGCCTTGAAGTTCATGAACGCCTTGCGGTTGGCGAAGGTCTTGCCGGTGATGGTGATTCCGGCGTCGATCTGGGCCTGCGTGAAGCCCAGCGAGTGGAACGCCGTGGCCCACGCGCGCTGGATGCCGGGCTTCTCGGTGTCGAGACCCACGAAGATCCAGTGTTCCGACCCGGCGTACTCGCCGCCCGCGATGCTGACGACGAACTTGATGCTCTGGTTGCCGGTTTCCTCCTTGGTGTAGAGGCTGGCCTCCTTGACGACGATGTCGTACAGGCCCGTCTTGGGCTCCACGATCTGGCCGGGTCCGGCGTAGGGGGCCGCTCCGGCGACGTTGATGGCGATGCTGAAGTTCGGGGTCTCGGTTGCCATGACTGGTTCCTCGTTCTGCGGGTGAATCGGGTTCCCAACCGAGTCCGCAGAGGTGCCGGTGGTTTTGCCTCCAAACGGCAGGAGGGTTCTTGTGGGGCAGGGAACTGGTGGTGCCCCGGAATCGCCCGAAATCGGGCGAAACTACTGAAGGAACATCGCGAGAGGGTCGCGGGTGCGGATCAGGTAGGCGCGGTCGAGTGCATCGCGCATGGTCCAGCGGATCGCCAAAGGGTTCTGGGTGTGCTTGCCGCACAGTTCGAGCGCCACCTTCATCAGGTCTGCCTCTTCGGCAGGAGACTCGACCAGTGCATGGGCGAGCGTCTCGACAATCTCTTCCTGCCATTCGAGCCCGGGGGCGCGGCGCAGCCGGTAACCAGCGGCGCGCAGGATCTCCGAAGTGTTCATCGGAGCCGGATCGGGGCAGATGCCGTGCCGGTCCTTGGTGACCCAGTTCGGGTCATCGATGGAGCAGCGGTAGACGGCGTGCCAGCCGCGCTTATTGGGCTCATGGACGGCGCGGAGGACGAGGTCGCAGGCAGTCGGAAGGTCTTCCGGCATACGTCCCGGGAGGCGGGGACCGCCCCGGATGAACGAGCCGTTGATCGTGCGGGGGGTAGACTCGTGAGCGTTCAAGATGACGTGCATGCCGAGGTGGCGGGCCGCGTTGCGGAACTCCACGATCTGCTTGCGGATCTCACCCCAGAGTTTCAGGCCGGTCAGGCCGCCCTTCTCAATGGCGATGACGGTCTGCTCGGCGAGCAGGGAGAAGTCATCCACGACAACGGCGTCGTACTTGTTCTGCTTGCCCAGTGCGGTGATGAGTTTCGTCGCTTCGGGGATGGTCCCCGCTTCATCTGTGGCGGGGACGTGCCCGACGACATGGTGGGCGGGCTTGATGGCCCCGGGGGCAGCGATGAACAACCCATAGGGGAAGGAATAGAGCCCCTCGGTGGTCTTGCCGATGCCCGAGGGTCCGTAGGTGATCACGAAGGCGAAGTCGCCGTCGTAGGGCTTCTGGTCCGACATGGTGGTCCCTTGGTGGAGGGCAGGCCCGGAATCGGTTCCGAACCTGTCGTGCTAGGCGTCCAACAGCGCAACTTCGAGCCGGTCGATCTCTTTCTCCAACTTCTCAACCTCTGCACTGAGGTCTGCGATCTGCTTTCCAAGGTCTTCCACTGCTTCCGCGTTCAAGAGCGCGGGCAGGTCTGCGATTCGCGCCGCCATCTCGTTGGAGAAGGGGAAGTCGGGGTTGACGGTGCAAACGAGTTGCGTACCGGCGAACACCCTATTCCCCCGAGCCACCCAAGGGGCGAGCGGAAACCAGTGAGATGGATCACGACTGGTGGACATTTCGACCTCGTTGTGCCCGCAAGGTTCAGCGCGGCGTTGGGTGTTTAGCGGTTCGGTCACTGACTGGCAACCGCCGTCAGGAGCAGGGCCTTGGCGTCCGCCGGACCAATCTTGCCCCCGGCAACCATGCCCAGAACGTGATCGAGCAGGGCAGGGAAGGAGCCGGTGGCCGGAGGGCTGAAGGCGACTGTGCCGTTTTGGGGCACTGCCTTCGACCTTCTGAGCGACGGAGTCCGCTTGATATTGGTTTCAATCCAGCGGGGTTCCTCGATCCCGTAACGCTTGAACAACGCAATGAGATCCGCTTGCACATCCTCACTGATCGTTGCCCCGAACCCGCCCGACTCAAGGCGGGAAAGGTTGCTCTGGTGCATATTGAGCGCATCTGCTGCGTCAACCTGCATCTCGTTCCGCGCCTCTCGGGCGCGCCGAGCGGCGGAACACGCGCTCATAAGCGCGGGCGTAACTGTGTAACGCTTTGTCATGGAATGCTCCCTGCACCGGGTAGACTCTCAAGCGGTGCGAGGGAGAAGATAGAGGCGAGGTTGACAAGTGTCAAGGGGAAGTTTTACGCGCCGTGCGCTTTTCTGAATATCAAGTGATTCATGCTACGGCGCGCGACACACCGTCTCCACAATACACATCGCGGGGTCCGTCCACTGCGTCCGCACAAAGGCGATGGCTTGAGATTTCGCCTCTTCGACCGACGACGTCCAGTGGCTGCGCCCCACCCCTGCATGGCTGGCGAGCCACACCGCGCCCCCGTCCGCAGGATCGATGTGCAGCCGATAGGGCCCCAGATCCGCGCGCTCGCACCCGTTCTTCGTCTCGCACCTTTTCCACTCAATCATCGTTCCCCCAGTGCCCGAAGGGCCTCTTCCGCCGCCCACCGTGCCGTCGCGTGCGAAGGGGCTTCCCCCTGCGTCAGCGTCTTGAGCCCTTCCCGAACCGACCAGTGCCAGTCTTCCGGCCCTTCCCATGCGTGGAGGACAACCGAGCCCACAAGCGCATGAGACTCCACCAGATCAACGTCCCACTCTACAGTCATGCCTACTCCGAATACGCGCACTCGCAGGCGCTCAGACTTCCATCCTTCCACTCGATCCGCAGGAGCCCGTGCTTGCAGTAGCCTGCACACTCCCGCGCCTCGGCGGCCCGCCGGGCTGCCTTCTCGTCGTCGGGAGGCACCGACGGTCCTGCCCCCTTCACGGTCAACCGCACCACCAACACCGTCGCCATGACACCAACCAGCAGCAGTGCGAGAAGCCACAGGTCGTGCTTCGTGCGCTCGTCGTTCATTCCAGATCCTGAGCCGCATCCTCTGCGGCAGTGATTGCGTCCGGCAGGTTGTCAGCCTCTCCTGATGCCCTGATGGTGGTGCGCCAGCCTTGCGTCCACTCCACCCGCCACGTCCACTTCGGACCCGCCTGCTCGACGGTGACGAGCCCCTCTTCTCCCAGATCCGCCACGATGGGTTGGTCCGTGTCCCACGCAAGCGGCTTGCCTTTCGGACCCAGAACGTCGTCGGTGAGACGGCACAGGTCGCAGGGATCTTCTCCATCCCTGCGACCCGGCAGCCTGCACCCAGACGTGTCCCGGTAGCGCGTCAGAAGCGCCCGGAGCAGGTGGTTCATGTGTCCTCGGCATAGACGTGCCGGTCAGTCGGCACATCGCGCATGTGGGCAAACAGGCGGACCAGCATGTCCTTCTCTTCCCGGGTGAGCCCGTCCACCAGACCGCCAATCACCTGAGCAAACGGGCTGCGCTTGGGCGTGCGGAGGGCTTCCCGCAAGTGTTCGTTCTCGCGCATCAAGTCCCGCGCATACCGGCGCAGGGCGTCAGGCTCCATCGACTCGATGTCCATTAGTCCCACTCCTCATAGGCGGCTTCCGGCTGTGGCATGAAGCGGTCGAACGCTTTCGGCGGCCCCATGTCCGGGCGCGGGTAGAAGCGGTCAGACTCACTGAAGGGCTTCATCGGGGCCTTCTGCGCCGTGGCCGACTCCACCGCTTCGCGCACCTTCGC